CATTAGGATGTGGACTTTTTGGCTTATGAGAAAATAATGCGATGCTTTCATCACATGGATTATTTTTATTTTTTTAACGAAACGGTAGATAGAAATTCTTGATGCATGATAATAGCCACAAGCCTTATTATAAGACCAATGTAAATTCAAGATTGCGTTTATCACGTTTTTACGAGTCTCAAAAGTACTTGATGATTTTGTATCATTTAATGCTAAAATATTCATATAGACATCTCCTTATAATTAGTCCAATAAAATTATAAATCAGATGTCTTTTTGTTTAGAGATTTTGTTTCATATCATCTGTTATAGTACATTAGAGAATAATTTGTCATAAAAACGAAAATTTTATCAAAAATCTTTTTAGAGGCTTTCGTTCCGTAGCACTACCTATCGTTCCGTTGATAAGGCTTTCGTTCCGTAGCAATATTCAAAAAAAATGAGCCTCATAAAAATGCCGTTTGACACTCCTACAAGGCTCTGAATATTGCTGGCGGAAAGGATAAAGTTTCCTATCTGCAAAGAAAAAAGGCTTGATAACATTTGTATCAAACCTATGCTTTTCTTATGGCAAAGAATTATGACCTTGATACTTTCGACACCCTTACGCTAATTTTGCGACACCCTATATATAAACCGACACCCTAGTGCAAAAAAGCGACACCCTTAGAGAAAACGACACCCCTATCGATATTTAGAAAAGTATTGCTCTTCACCATTCTTCCTAGCTTTGATGGCTTCGCTTTTAGTTTTATATCTACCAAGGCAGTGATTTTTATTTTGAAAAGTTATCTGAGCAACCCATAAGCCTTTAGTGGAATCATATGAAACACCAGTAACTCCTGACTTATTGTTTTTATTCACTTTCCTATCTTTCTTAATGGATGACTTTCTAGTTCCATCAACTAATCCACTATCTAGATTTTTAACATTGGCTCGATTTTCTTTATTCTTACATCCACAAGATACGGTCGTTCCATTTCTAAGTGAGGCTGTATCAACAAAGCACGTGTTCCCACAATCGCATAGGCACTTCCAATAATTCTTTCTATTTTTAGTATAAGCAAACTCTACTACTTGAAGTCTAGAAAACCTTTGACCAGTTAGATCAACTACTCGATGTTTTAAACAACCACAAGATTTGGTGTGTCCGCTATGGAGTTTGCTAATGGTGAGCTCTATTTCATTACCACAATCACACCTACATCTAACTATGCGAGTTGAATGGTATCTTTTACTTGTTTCTTCAATTACTATTAATTTTCTATAACGACTACCTATTTCACTTCTTATCATTATTACCACCCAAAACAATTATACCCTATTTCTATACAAAAATAAAAAGCCGAGAATCACTCCTCAGCTTCAACCTTAATTTCAACACCGCTTCGAAACCTAAACGTTATGGATTTGTCTTTATGAACGATAGCATTTTCAACTAGCAAGTTCCAGAGCGGTTCATTAAACTCTACCATCTCTTCTTTATGATTTTTTATGTCTTGAATAAACTTTTCTATTCTTATTGCTTTTGCATTTTTTTCTTCTTTTTGGCTTACTAGTTTATCGTAATCAGCTTTTAATAAATTATACTTTTCTTCTAGTTCTGCATACTTTTTATAATAACTAAGCTGATCTTGAGGTTTACTAGCATTACTTTTCACTAAACTTTCAACATCACTAATAACCGTTTTTATTTCTTTATCTTTTTCTCTAATTTTGTCTTCAAGTTCATCGATATCACAAAGAGCATTTTTAACTTCATTTAAATCATCTATATACTTTCCCTTCTTATCCATTAGTTGAAAGTATGCCTTCATAAACATTGATTTAATTTCTTCTTCACTCAAATGAGGAGTTTTGCATCTTTTTTCTTTGCTAAGATTAAACTTATTATTGCATTGCCAGATTACTTTTCTTCCTTTATCAGTAGAGTGCCACACTTTTCTACCATAAAACGCTCCACAATCTTCACATATGAGCTTACTACTAAAGCATGAATTGACAAATTGATATTTTGAACCTATTTTTTTTCTTCTTTTCATCTCATCTTGTACCATTTCCCACTCTTCTTTAGGTATGATGGCTGGATGAGAATTTTTAACATAATATTGAGGAATCTCGCCTTCATTTTTCTTTGTCTTATGTCCTAAAAAATCGATAGTAAAACTTTTTTGAAGCAAGGCATCTCCTTTATATTTTTCATTAGTTAAGATACCTTTTACAGTTGAAATCGACCATTTTGTTCCTTTATTTTTATTTGGCTTACCATAATTGTTTTCATCTAAATATTTAGCAATTTCAACGATAGAATGTCCATCAAGATACAATCTATAAATTACTCTGATAGTTTTGGCTTCTTCTTCATCAATTTCAATTTCACCATTCGGACCTTTTTTATAGCCAAGAAAGTTATTAAAATGCATCGAGAACTTACCGTCAGCAAATCTCTTTCTTTGTCCCCAAGTTACATTTTCACTTATCGACCTAGATTCTTCTTGAGCTAGACTCGACATTAAAGTAATTAATAACTCTCCTTTAGAATCGAAAGTATAGATATTTTCTTTTTCAAAGTAGCACTCAACATTATGTTCTTTTAGTTTTCTAATATTAACTAAACTATCGACTGTATTACGAGCAAATCTAGAGACTGATTTTGTGATGATCAGGTCAATTTTACCATCTAAGGCATCAGCGATCATTTTATTAAAGCCATTTCTATTTTTAGTATTTGTTCCACTGATTCCTTCATCGGTATAAACATCAACAAACTCCCAATCAGGTCTAGATTTAATATAGCGACTATAATAATCAACTTGAGCTGAATAGGATGTGGCTTGTTCATCGCTATCGGTTGATACTCGAGCATAGGCTGCAACTTTTCTTTTTGTTAATTGATTCTTTGGCAGTCTTGTTTTTGGATTTATAGTAGCTTCTATTTTAGTTACTTTAGGCATAATAATTTAATAACCCCCTTCTTCTTGCTTCTTCTTTCATTTCTTCCGTCCACGATTCTTTTCTTGACTTAAACTCAAAATGATAGGTTTTCTTTTCTCCGTTTTTGAATATAAAATCTAGGTCTTTTGAATCATGAACCATAATTTGTTCTAATGGCTCTAGACTCTTTTCAGTTACTTCATCTATATCTAGAGCGAGTTTTGTAAGTTCATAAAGCGTATCTTCTCTAAGTGATAAGGCTTGATTACACTTTTTACCTTTTCCAACAACAAACTGACCACATATCCAATAGATGCGATACTTATTTTTCTTTCTAAGATAATTCTTTCCGCAACTAGCACATTTAATTAAACCAGCAAAAGGCGAGTAATTATTCTCTTTGGTAGGTATATACTTTTCATTCCTTTGTTTAAATGTTGCCTGGGCTCTTTCATAAAGTTCCTTACTGATAATTGGCTCATGACTTTCTTCAACATAATACAAAGGGTATCTTCCATCGTTTTCTTTATGGTGTGATATAGGGTTCATTTCTTGAGAATATTTACCAAGCATCAACTCGCCAGTATAAATGATGGATCTTAAAATATTTCGCACACTATATCGTATCCATCCATTAGCTTTTGGAGCAGGGATATTGAGTTCGTCAAGTCTATTGACTATTTGATGAGTTCCTAGTCCTTCATCTAAATAAAGATGATAAATGAGTCTTATGACTTCAGCTTCTTTTTGATTCACCACTAGCTTGCCATCAATAACATCATAGCCATATATTTTGTGAAGTCCCCAAATCTTACCGTCTTCAAAAAACTTATTTACTTTCCATCTTACATTATTTGACATCGACTTAGCTTCCTCTTCAGCAAATCCAGCCAGTAAAGAAAGCATTAACTCACCATCGTTAGATAGACTATGAATCTTCTGCTCTTCAAAATAGACATCGATATTTAATTTTTTTAAAAGCCTTGTCGTTTGAAGTAAGAGCGTGGTGTTTCGAGCAAATCTCGATATTGACTTTGTAATTATCATATCGATTTTATGTGCCTTACAATCTTCAATAAGGCGATTGAATTCAGGTCTATTAACCTTAGTGCCACTTATTCCTTCATCTGCATAAGTTCCTACATAGATCCATTCATCGTTTTTAGCAATGTAATCTTGATAATAGGATACCTGGTTCGATAAGGAATGGAGCATGGCATCTTTTTCAACTGAGACTCGACAATATGCAGCGACTTTTTTCTTATGAACTAAGGACGGCATACCGAGTCTTTTTTCAATGCTTTTTTCTTCCATTTTCTTTATACCTCCTTAGTCATATACATCACTCTAAACGGCTAGGAATTCAACCCATCATCGACATAAATAGAACTAGGTTTGATACTATATTTTTTTCTTAAAACTCTACCCATCTTATTTAGGTCGTTTTCTGATAAAATACCTAAGTTTTGCATTGTTTTTATTAAATTCATGGCAATTTTATAATTCTCTAAATTCTCTCTATAAAGCACTATTTCCATCATCTTTCTTACCTCCTTTATAACGGTATGTAATATAACATTGATGCGAACAAAATACTTGATTCTTATTCCATTTAGAGTTAAATATCTTGCCACAGCACTTGCACGTTAGATTTTCACCATGGATTTTGCCTTCTTTTTTATAAAGTTCGTTATAGTATTTACTCTTGCAACTATCGGAGCAGAACCTCTTTTTCTTATGATGATTTAAACAAGAAACAGGTAAGCCACAATAAGCACAATGGATGCAGTTCGAGCAATTCATACAATCGATATTATTTCTTCGGCAAAACGAACTAACCTGGCTTTTTGATATATTTAAAAGTTCCGCTATTTTTCCATAACCATAACCTTCACTCCTTAAGGCTTTAATTTTATTTTTCATAATAATGTCCATATGAAGTTACACCTCCTCAATACCATTGGTGCAAAATGAGGATTTTTTTTGATATATTTTGAATTTTTTATTTTTTATGTTTTCTTTACTTCAACAACAAAAAAAGACTCCACCAATTAAGGCAGAGTCATAAGGTTAAAGTTCATTACTGATATGAATTTCAATTTGCTTTTGCTCATTTAGAAATATTGATGTCACTAAGTGTTCTAGCCATTGATAGCATATTTTTCTTATTGAGCTTTCGTTTCCATAAGCAGTTAGATCAACATCAATATTTTTCACTAGCACTTCTTGATTCCCTTGAAGATTAAAGAGCAATGTTTCAAGAGTTATAGATGGAATTTTATACATTTTTATTGCCTCCTTAAAATCATTATAACCTATGAATTTTTAAATCCTGGTTAGTCCTACTTTAATGGCAAAATCATCTAAATTCATCTTAAAGAAATCTCATAATCATCTTAAAATTCTATCAAATTCATGAATTCATAAAACGCCTATATTACTAAGTAATATAAAGAAATTTGTAGCGTGTTTATTTTCTTTTCTATTCTCTTTTTCTTGACAGTAAATATTTTAAGCCTATCACCTAAACTCAGAATTTTCTAAAACTCCTACATAAAATACGCTATTATTCTTATATGAACTATACCTTTGATGGATTAAGAAAATATCTAGTCGAGCACTGCATATCAAAAAAGGAGTTAGCAGAGATTACTGGCTTATCATTATCAACCATTAACCGAGTCTTAAACAATGAAAATATCAGACTTCAAACCGCTTTTAAGATATGCGATGCTCTAGGAATAAGTATTAGTGACGCTCTTTTTGATGAAGTAAAAGCCTAGTTCTTTAAGGTGTTAATACTTGCTTCAATTTGAGTAGTAAGCCAGGTATCGATATCACCAAAGTTACTTTTTATATACTCTTTTACATCATTACTAAGTTGATTTAAAACGATCTCTTTTGCTTTATTAAGAGCGATGAGTTGAGCATCTTTATTAAAACTTCCTTCTTTCTTTAAGGCTTCTACATAAGTTTGAAAGACACATTTTACTGCATCTAAAACAATAGTTGTTGCTTCCGTTAAATATTTAGAAGTCTTTTCATTATCGATTTTACCAGAAATCCATTTGATAAGTTTAGATCCAAGTAAAGTGATAAGAGGAATAATTACTGCTGTCACTACACAGCTTAAAACGTTAAGTAAAATTTCATTCATGATTTTTTCCTCCTTTTATCTCTTCATGAAGTTCCGTAATTCGTTTATGTGCATTCTTAGTGGACTCTTCCACTTTAATTAAACGGTTAGAAAGATCAGTATATCGCTCTTCAAGATGGTTTAAAGACTTCTCTATCCTATCAATTGAAGACTTGATATAGCCGATTTCACTAAGCATTACACCTTCATTTTTACCAGCATCCTTATTGTCTCTTTTGTCATTTCTTCTAAAAGCTAAAAAAGCAAATAAAATGCTAGAGATTGTCCCTAGCACTGAGATGATGGTTAAGGCGATTGATGAACTATCCATAAGTTAACACCTCCTTAAATTCATATATATCTTTTAAGTATTCTTCTATTTTCTTTAAGAATTCATCTTTTCTATTTTTATCATCGTAATGGAGTTTTAAATCCATCATTTCTTTATAATATTCAGGGGCGATATCAAGAGTGAACTTACCTGTCTTTTTATAGTTTTCGATTTGTCCTTTCATTCTTATAACGTGATAAAATTTCTTAGCCATTTCTGTTAATCCGTTAAAACAAAACATGTGGTAATTATAGAAATTATCTAAAAAGCCATGCAAAACCCCATTAAAATCTTTATTTTTGAATTCGTTATATTCTTTTTCGTAGTTCGGATTTAAATAAACTAATGTGGCAGGAAGAGATAAAACATCATCGAGAAAACATTGCTTATAAAATGGATAATCGTTATCTTTGTTATAGCGTTCAGTAATAGCATTTTTTGGATAGATGAATAAATCCATATTGTTATAACTTGTTTGAAAGACCTTGTGAAATCCATCTACAAAGACTACTAAATCAAAGTCGCTCTTATCACCAACAAAGCTGTTATAGGCAACGCTTCCACCAAAATAGATAAACATCACTTCAACTGATGGAAGGATACCTTTTATGTCTCTAGCGATTTTGTTTTTATCGATGTTTTTAAGCAAGGCATCTCTTTTTAAAGTTAACTCATTTATCATCTATAGCCTCCTCAAATCCGACTACATTTTCTCTTAACCACTTATAGCCAACTTCTAAAACATTACCTGTAAAAAAGTTTTGATAGTCCTCTTTAGGCACCAGAATGTCTATGCTATCAATTGGATCACACCCCTTATCTCTTTTTTCTTTATCTAAATATGAACCGACGCAGATAATCACTTCTTTATCCAAAGCATTAAGTGAAATATTTGTAATCCTATGGTAATTTAAATCCACGCCAAAACTAGACTCTAATTTTTTAATAATCGCCATTATTCTATCCTCCTATGATGTTGCACTACTTGTTGTCGTAGTCGATAGTGTATTCGTATTTATACACATTATTCCCTTAATGCATCTAATATAAACGTATCCTGTTTGATAATTAACTGCCATCTCTCCCATTTTCGTTAAGGCGGTAGTTGTTGGTACTCTAAGACCTCTTTTGATCATGATAGTTGCCATTAATAAGTACCTCCATCAATCGTTGAGCCAGGATGATACACCTTAGTGCCATCAATAGCTAAATAAAACTTTTTAACAAAGAAGGATTCATAAAATTCATGAACGTCAAAGTTAACCATGATGGCATTTGTGATAGCATTATCTCTAAACTCTTGTTGGCTAATAAATACACTTCCAGCACTAGTATCAATTTCAGAGGAATAGATGTGACTTAAGAGTTGAACTTGAGCATCGGTTAAGTGTTTATTGCTATTTACGTGGGTATTAAACGTTGATGTTGAAACGCCTCCTAACTCACTAAGAGAAATATTCACTGCTCCAGTCTTACCATTTACTGAGCTAACCTTATCAGCTGGGGTTTTAAGTTCAGTCCAGTTTGAAAGAGTGTTATAAGGATTAGATTTTAAAATAAAGGTCTTTGATAGGTCGTTACGAATACAAATATCACCGACCTCAGCATTTGATAAAGCGATCATTTCACTATCAGAGTTAGCCACAAAGGTATTAGTGATAGCGATGCTTGGAATAATATCAGGAGAAAGGTAACCATCACTATGAACATAAGGAATACACCCTTCTGCATCTCCTACATTAAATCTTGAAGCTGTGCCAAGTTCTAACGCTGTTGTAGCATCTTCAATCATGCCGATCAATTTATCTTTATTAACGAATTCAAAATAATCAGTCACTGCTAAAGGTGCTGAACTTGATGCCGTTTTATCTTTTTTAGCGATATAAAGATTACCACCATTTAAATCGATTAATGGCTCACCTTGTTTTACTGATCCTGTACTACCGATATGTGGACCGTTTCCTGATGTAGTTTTTCTTCTAAGTTGTATTGTTGCCATAATTTTTTCCTCCTAAAAATGTGCATATAGTTTTTTGATATTATGAGTTGACTCTTCAACCGTGATGAATAAAAAGTTACCACTACGCTCAATGGATCCTTGATAGTCCGTTCCTAAATAACGATAGCCAAAACTAATCGCCGTAGTCCCTTTTAATAAATCTAAAGAAATAGAAATGATGTTATTACAAAAAGCAAAGGAAAGAATGACCGAATCTTTACTCATCACACTGGTTATATCAAACTTTATCGTGTTGTTTGACCTGCTATATTGATAGAAAACGACATATTGAAGTCCATGTTGCTTTGACTTAATCGTCGAGTTTAAAGTGTTTACTTCTTGTTTTAATGCATCCGATAACTTCTCACTCGTATTTGTTAATTCTTCTTTATTCGTAGAAATATAAGAGATGCAAGACTTATCTAAAGTGAGCGTAGTTGTTGTTTTAGAGTAGCCTACGAGTGGTAATTCAAACACTCCGTCCTGCTCTAATAAGTCTTCTTGAGTAAGAGTAGGATAATTACTTGAAGTTCCTTCGTGAAGTAAAATCTCAGCTTTGTTATTGATTGTATCTACCTTTAAAACCACGTAGCCTTTCTTAGTTTCATTTAAAGTAATAGTGATCGATGTGCCGTTTTCGATATATACTCTTCTTCCATAAACTGAAACAAAGCCATCTTTAAAGGTGATACTTCCATTACTTGCACTTGCCTCACAAGCATTACCTAAATCTTTAAATATTCCATTTGTTTTATTTGTTAAATACCAATTGAAATAAGCGTCGTTTTTTGCCGTGTTGAGCGCTTCATCAAAGGTTAATTTTGTTACTGCCATTAGTATTGTCCTCCATCTAAATTTACTAAATTTGTCGATACATTGATGGTCGTTCCACTATCTTGACCACCTTTACTTAGCATTTTAATTTTGTCAGTTAGCGAGTTTCTTTGCTCACCTAAAGTCAAGGTGCAACTAGAAAAAGTGTTCTTATACTTAATCTGAGTAAGCATTGTCATATAGGTTCTTTTTGGAGCATAGAACTCAATAAAATACCCAACAAAAATATTCGCTAAAGGAATGAAGATTTTATTAGTTCCATCAAGTTCAAAGGTTATTTGATGATCTTGACTAGAATTAATCATCTTCTCTTGTGCTTTTGTTATTAAATTTTCATATTCATTATCCGCATAAAAAGCAGAGTAGACATTGACGTAATTAAATCGATTTTCACTTTCCTTATCTTCACTTATAGTTCCATCTTTAAGCAAATAAAAACATCTCTCATCCTTATGTGTTTCATTATCAGCTTTCGGATAAAAGATGCATTTATTAACTGTGTTATCTTCGCTCTCTTTAATTGTTAAATTACTGATCGCTTTAAAGTCGTGTCGCAGTTTAACTAGATGACTTTCTTCTTGTATGATGATTTCAATATTTACAAATCTTCCTCTTAAAAATTTAACTTTATAATGCAAAATGATGCCATAAGTTTTACTCACCATTTCAATCAAGTCTTCAATTTTAATCAAAGTGTCATCATTATAATTTAAGTTACCTTCTACACTAGATAATTGCTTAATTCTAAGATATTTTAGATTTTGCTTATCATCGCTATTTTCAATGAATGCTTTTTTTATGGTGTTTGCTAGTAATAAGCAAATATCACCAGAAAAGGAAGAAATCGGAACTTCAATATTAAATATTTCTTTAAAGTCATTAAGTTGTATTTTGCTTGTTTTATCTTTATTTTGAGTGATCGATTGTAAGATTCCAATATAAGAGAGTTCTCCTTCTTTTAAAACCACAATATCACCGACACTAGCATTGATCTTTTCTTTGTTAGCGACAAAATTCGACTTCTGTTTGACTACGCTATCAATGATGATTTCAAACTCATTCGAGACATAAGCGTTATCCTTATATGTTAAGGTGCCTCTATCTAAAAATATAAGTTTCATATCTAATTTCCTAAGTATCCTTCAATCATCGTAATTGAGCATTTAGGCGTAGTCTCAGTGTTTGGAATAAAAGTAATCTCATGCTTACCTCTACTTAAAAAGATAAAGTTATCACATGAGAAATCTTGATATTCATAAGCATCGATGGTTTCTTCATTTTCAGTGATGGTGATTTGTTGTCGAGTAGGAAAGGCATCAACCACTATCCTACAATTAGATGACTCATAATATATTTTTAACTTAGCTTCTTCAATTCCGTCCTTAGTAACAATCACTTCTGGATTATTCACATCACCTTCAATAATTATCTTTAAAGGAGCTGGTGCATATCCATTATTTGTAATCTCTAATTTTCCTTTTGAAGAGTTGCTATAAGTGTAAGGATAAGTAAAAGGATAAATCTTACCAGTTCTAGAGACATTGATTACTACATCGCTAACGACATCTTTATACCAATAAGAGAGCTTCTTCATCTTTAAATCCGAAGTCAATGCTCCACCTTCAATTTGAGTTTTTGATAAGGATTCAATCTCAACATAAGTGTATTTAGTGTCGACACTCGTGTAATATAAAACAAGTTCACTAGAATCCTCAATAAATTTCAAAAACCCTTTAAAACCCTTATAATTTTCTAAAAATACAAGTTTAAAAGCAATCTCTTGTTGAGGATTCTTCTCTTCGATTTTCTTATAGAGATTATCATAATCAAAGTAAGTGATTTCTTTTTCAAAGCCTAAACCTGAGACGCTGGAAATGAGAACCTTAGAATGGTAATCAAAATAAAAAATCTCACCTTTCTCATTTTGTAAATAAAACTTTCTCATAGATAATTACCTCCTAAGGCTTCATTGACTGAATCGACATCAAATTCACTAGAACTCGTGTTGATCGTGACATTATTTGTTGTGTTATTCGTAGTTTGATTTGAGCTATTTGAATTACCACCAAGATGAAATGTATCTTTAAACCAATCAACTGCTGAATCAAAAAGATCCATAAGCCAGCCGACAGTATGATCAATAATCCACTCAACCGCTTCAATGATGGCGTTTAATATAGAAAAAATAGGTTCTAAAATCGCATAGAGCATCTCAAGGACTGGTGCGATTACTCTTTGAATTACATTTGCTATCAGTTTTAAGGCTGGATTTAAGGCTTGGATTATTCTTCCTATAACATCAAGTACGACTTTAATTGGTAACAAAAGCGTATCTAATAAAGGCTGTAAAAGTCCCATTAATGTATTTATTACTTCCATTACCAAATCAATAATTGGCATTAAGGCTTCTCCAACTGTCTCAATGATGTCCCAGATAGGTTCGATGATTTGAACTAATAGCTCTCCAATTTCTCCAATGATCTCTTTAAAAGTCTCTGATTGAGATAAAGCAACTACGAGTAAAGCGATTAAAGCACCAATTCCTAAAGTGGCAGCATTTATTCCTTCTCCAGCAAAAAATCCGCTTGTTCCAACACTAGTTAAAGCAGTCGATAAACCTTTTACTACAGGCACTAAAGCTGTCACTATCTTAATCGCTGGACCAACAATCGCAATCATTCCACCAATCACTAAAATGGTCTTTTTTGTAGTGTCATTCATGTTGGCTAGCTTATTTGCCCATTCACTGATTTTTGGAATAAGACTCTCTTTTACATAACCTAAAAACTCAGTTAAGATAGGAAGTAAAATTTGAGCGACTTCGACACCTAATGTTTGAAGCTGTTGTTTCACTCGATCTAATTCATCGTTGAATGCTGCACTTTTTCTCACCTCTTCATCAGTAATAATCCCTAAAGAAAGACACTCATTTTTAAAATTCTCTATTTCTTGACTTGAAGCGGATAAAAGTTGTTGTAAATCAGTGCCAATTTTATCGCCAAAAATATCATTAGCTATGCCAACTCTTAAAGTTTCATCTTCTAAACTAGATAGGGCATTACGGATAATATTAAAGGCTTCATCTACACTCTTCCCTTTTAATTTATCATAGGTTATTCCTAGCTGTTCTAAAGCTGATGTTGCAGTTGATGTATTACCACTTGCTAAATCACCTAAAAGAGAATTCGTTTTGATAAAAGCCTTTTGAAGTTGCTCGTTATCGACTGCTAAAAGTTTAGCTACATAGTTCCACTCCTGAAGTGATTTTACTGAGATTCCTAAGTTTTGAGCTAAATCACCTAATTCATCAGCAGTTTCAGCACTTTTCACAGTCAAGGTCGTTAAAGCTGTAAATGCACCAATGAGAGGAGCAGTCACATATTTAGTTAAGTTCGTGCCTAATTTAGAAAGTTTAGAAAGGTCAACACTACCTAAAGAGTTAATTTTCTCACTTGTTTTATTAAGCTCATTATTTAACTTTGAAATGTCAGCTTCCGTGTATTCAACGTTTCTTCTTAACTGGTTATATTCTTTTTCTGATATCTCGCCAACCTTTAAGGCTTCTTTAGCTTTTTCTAATTGTTCATTTTGATTTTGAAGTTTCTTCTTCGTGGTTTCTAAAATAGAGTTTAATGTCTCTTGTTTTTTCTTCCATAAATCGACATTAGAAGAATCATAGCGAAGAGAGGTATTGATGGCTTTTAAATCTTTTTGCTGTTCTTTTAAATTGGCTTTAATATTGTTAAGTTCGTTTTGTAAATCTTTACCATCGAGAGTTAATTTGATGTTTATTCCTCTTATAGTCTCTGCCATAATACCTCCTTTCTAAATAAAAAACCTATCGATATCTGTTTGACTTGCTCTTCTATTTCCACTTTCTTCACCATGTATTTCTCGCTCAATTTGGATAAGCTCAACATATGTAGAAATATCAAAGTACCTGCTATCATCAATCGATAAGCCTAATTTACCTAAATTAAAAATTATATTTGCTGTAAACGAATGCTTACTCGCTTCGAAACGTCTCTCCTTTATTTCCTTTGTTATCGGGTTTTAAGAGTTCAACAATCGCATTTGAAAGTCTTTGAAGCAAGCTAACATCACTTAAAATTCCTAAATCAAATCTCTTCAAGAAATCATCAAAAGTCTCACCATCTTTAGGATTAGTTAAAATGAAAACGATCCTAAAAATTACTTCCAAGACTTCTGTGATATTATTTTCTTTGACCTCTTCTATTTTTTTGATGTCGTTAAAGAGCTCGCTTCCAAACCTATTACGATAATTGATAAGGGAGTAAAGAGATGATCTTAAAACGAGCTTTTCACTACCAATTTCTACTACTTTTTCCATAGACTTAAGCTCCTAAAGTTGGTAAGGTTACAGTTTTAAAGAAGTTCTCATAGTTTGTATCACCTTTTGAAGCGATAACTCTTAAGACTTCTTTATCGTTGATTTCAATTGGTCGAGCAGTAATAGTTAAAGAGACACTATTTGCTTCAATGCTATCGGCTTTCGATTTCGTTGATTGTCCGACTGGGGTTGCCGTGCATAAGAAATACCACACTCTCCTAGCCTTACTATCACCTTGAATCTCATAACCTAAAGCAAAAGTCTTCACTTCAGCATTAGTGACTTCAATTAAGTTTTTATTGCTATCTTCAACATAGCCAAAAATATCCTTTTTAAACTCGTCAGATAGTTCAGTTAATTTTAATGTAATGGTTGCTCCACTATTAGAAACTAAAGTGTGAAATATCTTATCATCAGCATAGACTTGACTTGTTCCACCAACCATCTCAGTTGAGAATTCCTGAGCGCCGATTAACTCTTTAGGTGTAGCAAAAGTCCAAGATTCACCATCATTAGTTGCCAAAGCATAGTGAACATTACGTAATCCAAAAGTTATTTTATTAGCCATCTATAAATTCCTCCATTTCTATTTCATAGACTGTATTTATTGTGTCGTTATCGTTTATATATTCGCTTGTAAGAGTAAAAGATATGTCATTTTGTTTAAGAGTTTCTTCGAGTTTCTTTGAAAGAGTATCCATGGTCTTTAAATCTATAGTGATTAAATTGACCTGATAATGTGTCACTCTTATTGCTTCCCTATCATCAAAATAAGTCTTAAATGAGCTATTTATTCGAGTGAAAACAATAAAATTAGAGAGCTCTTCTTCAACCATCGATGGACTATAACTTCCATAAAAGGTAGGTGTGATACTCTCTAATATTGCTTTAAGATTTTCTAGTTGCATTCTTAATTGCCTCCTTGATTTTAGTTTCCATCTTCGGTTCATTCTTATCATAAGCAGGTCTTAAAAATGGTCGAGCATTAACAAACTTACCGCTTCGATGAATAAAGCCAAACTCAATTAAATGGACAAGTCTTCCTTTACTCGAAGAATAGATCGTTATGCTTTTATGCACTTTCGTTCCTTCTTTTAAATAAGTGAAACTATCTTTTAAGTGCTCTTTAGATTTACCAATTGGAGCATTGCTTTTAATATCTTCAATAATATCTCTAGCGGTATCTTCCATAATCTCATCCACTTCATTATCAAAATCTAATGAGCTCTCAATTAAAGAAGAAATCTCATCAACAAAGTCATCTAAACTAGCCATCCTTCTAATTCCTTTAATGAAGTATTTTCTAAGGTGAGTTCGAGCAAATGCGATAACTGGTAAGTTTTAATCACTTTATAGATTTTCTTATCTATGCCAATAAACCTTTGACCTTTATACAAGAAGTTATTTATTCTAATCACACGAGAAATCTTATAGCCACTTCTACTTGCTTCATAAAACTCGCTTCTAGTGATATTCGTTTCCATTGCCATGATGGTACTCTCTTCATTTATTTGATATTTTTGCTTACCATAAGAATCAGCACTTGTTTCGACATTGAAAAGAGTTACCTTTAAAGTAAATGCATTAATCATGTTTTGTTAAAGCTATCTGTTTAAGCAAAAAATCAAAATGCTTAGGTAACTCTTTTAAACTGCCATCACTCTTATAGCCAAAACTTGTAGTGACATAAATCAAAA